GCCAATTTTATCATCTGGAATATCGCTAACTGTATCACCCCACCAGCCGCGCCTATTTTCTGGCACAGTAACTTCACTTGGGTCTGCTCGCTTATCAACAAACAATGAAACTAAAATAGCGGTATCGAAATTATCAACAGTAGCTAAATCGCCATTTTCATCAATATCAATATCAAAAAAACCATCGCTTGTTTTAACTATCTGTAAGTCTGCCATTAAACGGGCGCTCCTGTGTTGCTGCCGCCGGTTGTAACTCCGCTGTGAACGTGTGTATGCAAGCTCGTTCCTTGGCCTGTCACGTTGCCCGTAGCTGTAATGCTGCCTGTAGTTGTTAGGTTTCCACCGGTCATTGAAACTACGCCGCCGCTATTATTTGCTGTGATAGTTCCGTTTACAATAACATTGGAATTTATCGTAAGAGTTGGCATTGTTATAGTTGAATCAGAACTAGCTGTTAAGTTATAAGCACCCGCTATAGTAATGTTATTATCAGCGTCAACGATAACTTGCAAATTATTTTTAACAGTGATGATTACATTTCCTTCGTTATCATATTTGATATTTGATAGCGTGATAGGATTACCCGTGACTACTTCATTCTCTTTTAAGCCTTTAAAACGATTACCAGCAACATTAAAAATACCCACCCTGTTCTGCTCTTCCGCTAGAGGATGAAACAAAACGCCAAAGCTATTTGCTGGCGGGTTTGAATAAACGCCGTAAGGGCTAATTATTTCACAGTCAGCGGTTTTATCTAAATAAGATATCTGTGTAATGGGGAATTGACCTGTATCGCTACCTGCTTTAGTTATAAAGCATCGCTTAATGATATTTGTAAGGCAGTTGTATATTTTATTCATGATAGATCAAAAACTAATTTAGGCCCTTTTCCTTTCTTCTTCTTTTTAAATTTCTTCTTTTCAGGCCTTAAATTATAGGCAATTTTTGGAACCAACTCTAGTATTGTCTGACTGCCGCTATCAAGTGCTAATCTATAAATAACTTTTCTGACTAACAATTCCTCATCAATCCCTGCAAAATTATCAATCACAGAAACTATTTGCAGCGGTTCCCATATTGAACCTGATGCAGCGCTATATTTAAATCCGTCTAATGTTACGATGTAATTTAAAGCCCTGGCACGTCTTATTTCTCTTTCGTAAAGCGCTCTGTCTTTGCAGTCTGAATTTGTGCTAGAGTTTTCAGCTTTTATAACAAGCTTTCTGCTTTGCCTTACGCTTTCATCAGTAGCGCTTCCTTTGGTCGATACAACATCTTTAGCAGGCGCGCCAGCACCTGGAAGATAAGTTTCTGTGAGCCCAGTGTTAAAATTCAATTTTTCCTTACTTGGATTTAATTGACTCTTTACAATGTATGAATAAAAGCTTTTGGTATCGTCATAATCAATTTGAGCGGATTTAATGTTATTAGAATGCGCGTTGTCTACTACATGCACAAGCGATCCGTTAATAGCTGCACCTTCCCCTCTGGTAATAACGATATTTCCTTCGCCGTCTGTTGTTAACAGCACGTCTCTTTTTCGGCAATATTGGTCTAATAAGTCAAAGCAACCTTGCCCTACCTCGCCGCTCACCAGTTCATTTGCTGTAAAAGAATCTATTTGGCCTGCCTGATTAATGATTTTTATATCTAGACCGAGATAGTCTAGTATTTTCTGGATAACCGCCTGCAATGATATAGGCGTGTTAAGCTCAATAGTGCTATCGATCGTTGAGTCGATAATATCTTGTGTTTTATCGCGGCCGCTTATGACTATTTCATGATCGGACGTGGAATAATTGATGCTGATTTTATCAACATAGCCGTTTAAGAATGATTTACCATCAATCATTATTTTAACGCGTGCGCCGCGCTGTATAGGGAAAAGACCGCCATCCAGCGTGCTTAAGCTAAGCGTAAATGACCCGCTTATAGCTTCAAAATCGCGCTCAAGGTTGTATTCTTTGAATGCGGTATAGGGTACGTCATCGATTAATACTTCTATCATACGTTATCGTTAGGCGATACTAATATATTGATATTGCCACTTACAAAGCTAACATCATTAATATTGTTTAGATTAATAATCTCTTCAGCGTTATCAGTATTTGCATAATATTGATAGGATAATATAGTAGCAGGCGCACTATTAACGTCTATGCTGGCAATCTTATCGGTATTATAGCTGATCTGATCAAACGCAATACGGCAAGCATTTCTAAGCGATTGCAGATCATCGATAATCTCATCGCCGAGCGCATCATAATAAGTATAATCAATAGCGCCGGATAATATGCCGTTATATATTGTTGAGTATTGCCGCTCTAATAAAGCCCTTATCTGATCAAGCTGGTATTGATTGCTGTAAGTAATTTGCACGGCATTTTGATAAGCATAAATAAGCGCGTACGCTTGAGCGACTGCATTCAGTAGCCCATTATTTTCTATGCGCTGCGTTGTTTCACGTGTGACATAATTGATAGGGACATCATCACTGCCAAAGCTAAAAAACTTCTGCATACCTGATAGTGCAGCTGAAGGATCGGAATTAACATTGTTGGCCGCATCAAAAATATTCGATATATTATTCGCCAGCTTAGATGGATCATTAATTGAACCTACTATGTTATCTGTAAAGCTTGTCTGCTGCGATTTTAGGTCGTTGGTGTTATTAGATGCGCCAAAGTAATTGCTGAAAACATTAAATTCATTGATTAAATTGCCTATCTTTAGCTTTGCCGCAGTGAAATTTCTGGTAAATTCTTTTGCCACGCTAAATGCAGAGCTAACGCGGTCTATTAAACCGCCATCTAACTTATCGCATATTGAACTGATAAAAGATAATTGGCTTTGAGTTTGGCGCGGGTTGATGGGCGGATCGGCTACATCAAAAACCATATTAATAACGCACTCGCCTAAATGCGTATCATTTTCTTCAACCGTGTAAGGCTTGGGCGCTACCCTTAAATTTCCGTACCAGGGATGGACTAGAATCCCTGTACTTGCATCGTCTAGCGCCTCAAATAGCAAATCACGGTGATTAATGTAATCTTCACCGCTAATAATACCAACCAAATTAAATGTAGGCTTTAATATTCCTAGCGGCTCTACATAACGCCTAGAATCGTTGGGATATTCGTGCGTAGCAGACTTGCCGCCGCGCGTTTGACTGCTTACGCGTACGCTAAAGGGGATGCCTCTAAAGCTGGCCGGTCTTAGTTCATCTAGCAATGCCATTAGACATGCCCCATATTTTTACCGACCGCCATTTCTAAATAGCCGCGCTTTTTCACATCGAATGATTTAACGTTATTGTTTTTATCGTTGATATTGATATTAACATTTGCAGAACTTTTGTTATTAACAGCAGATGCCTTTTCAATGGTAGAAACGCCGCCCACCGCAGAAGATGCAACGCCAGATATATTATCCGTTATATTAATTAAATTACTTTTTGCCCTGTCATAAAACGGTTTTAATATATCAGCCAGTCTTTTAAGAGAATCTATTGCTTTATTAATGACTTTAGGCCAGAAACTGAACGCCTCAGCAATACTATTGATTACATTTCTAAACGTTTCAGATTTATTGTAAAGATAGATCATGCCAACAACGAGAGCGGCCACGGCTGTTATTGCTAATCCAATAGGGGTTAAAAATAAAAGCCTTAAAGCTACCGCAAGAACTTTAACGCCCAACGCAACATACTTAAATAAAGAAGCAAGAACGCCCAATAAAAATAAGAAAGGAGGAATTATCGTTATTGCAGCCACCAAAAGAATTAAAAACTTAGACAGCTTAGGGTTTTCCTGAACAAATTTACTTAATTTTATTTGCATTTGTTCTAATGCTTTAGTTGCAGCGATCATCTTTGGCTTTAAATCAAACGTATTGATAACCAGATTACCCATTTCATCCGCTGTAAAATAAATAGCATCTTTTAATGTGCCGAAAATACCCCAGAGAGTAGTGGCTTGTCGTTCAGCGGATTTATAAAACATACCGCCTTCACTGGTCATCCGGCGAAAAGCTGCTGCAATGGTTGCATACGTAATGGCAGACGCCATGCTGGAGGCGCGGAAATGAGCTACATCTTAGTGCTGTGGACTATTGTTGCTCACGGTAGTTCCACCCCCGCCAGAGATTGGCGTCCTATGGCGCAGTTTGAAACTGCGGCCTTGTGCGAAGCGGCTGCGGCGTCCATGAACGTAACGAACCGCTATCGTTGCCTGAAAATTAAAGGAGAAACCAAATGAAACTTAGCTCTGACGGCGCTGAGATTGAAGGCGCTCGCAATTTAGAGGTCTACGGCGACTGGATCAAGTTTGAGGACAATTCCGGGACAACCATCAAGATTGACCCGAACGTGGTCAGGCAGCTAACAATCTTCCTGCTGGGGCAGCTAGGCACAATGAATAGGGGAGTATGGGAATGAGCATCCTAGACGAAATCAAAGTAAACCGCACACCGACCCACATGGTACGCGCACCAAGCATCACACTGAGCCGAGACGCACGGCAAGCGGCTGGTAAGTACGTAGAGCGCGTAAAGCTACCCGGAGAAGCAAACCCACCTAGCACGAGTGTCTATAAGGCGAAGCCGTACAGAACGGGTGACGGCGATACAGCACAAGTAATGAGGCCAGGAAGCATGGATGCTTACAGCCTACCAAGTAAAGGATTTGAGAAATGATCGACTCAACAAAACTCCAATGCCTTACCACAGCATCATGGCTGCGTGGCTATGCCGATACGCTGGGTGAGTTTACACACAGTGCGCTTATCCACCGCATGAATCAAGCGGCTGACTTGCTTGAGACAACATGGAATGAATACGCAAAGGAGAACGGATATGAAAACATCAAACGAGAGGATGAGAAATGAGTACACAACCAGAAGCCTTTAGGCTGGCTGATCGACTTGATTGCGGAGAAATCAGCTACGGTGGAATGTGCAAAGCCGCCGCCGAACTGCGCCGACTCCATGAGGTGAATCAGGAACTGCTGGCGGCGTTGAAATTGGCGCGGTCAATCATTGGGCATCCAGACGATACGCATAGTCAGCACATCGCCGCAATTATCGCCAAAGCAGAAGGAGAACTGAAATGACTGACGAAGACAAAGACCGCGAAGCGTGGAGTGAGTTCACCACCAACCTGATCCAAGCCGCTGCGCTTGTGTTGATCTGCGCTGTTGGCGGGCTGACGGTGGGATTGATCGTGGGGGTGATGAAATGAAGGGTGAGGTATTGGTGCATGGGCTCATCGTAGCTTTGTTGATGTCTCCAGGGGCGATGTTCGGCTATGGCTTTGGGAAGAGCGTTGGTTACGAAGCTGCCTGCCAATCCATCAAGATGGAGTGGGTCAAAGACAAGGACAAGTGCATGAAAGTAACAAGAGAGGAAGTGAAATGAAACACGTACACCACGACATGATTGTGGAGTGGGCTAAAGATACCAGCCGGGTGGTTCAAAAATGCATGTATGGGACTTGGAGTGATGACCCAGACCCCAAGTGGAACCCTGATTACAAATACCGCTTCAAGCCCGCCGAGCCCCGCTTAATCGTCGTCAACGGCGTGAATGTGCCGGAGCCGGTGCGTGAGTCTTTGACAGATGAACAAACTTATTGGTTGGCTGACCCTACACTACACTACGTTAAAAGCGGTCTATGGACTGCTACTACAACTGAATTGCACTGGCTCTCCCTCGGCCTCGTTCATCTGACCCGCGAAGCAGCACAGGCACACATCGACGCGATGCTGCTGCCGTCAAGGAGTGACAAATGAGCCGACTACTACACGCTGCCGCCCGTGGGGCGAGGATTGAAAAACCCTACAAAGAAACTTGGGTTGAAACACAGTTTGTTCTCACAAGCCGCGCCTTGGTTTGTTCAAGAAAATCGCTCATCGCACAAGCCCAGCCCATACGCCATAGCTTTGTTTCTTGGTGGCAGACAGTCCAACATCAACGTACACCGGCACTTTACGTCTTGCACCAGAGCCGTCAAGTTTGTAATCCACAAGCCGGGTGAGACGCAGTTCTGGGAATTTTGGTCGCCCCTTCCAAGAAAGCCAAAATGATCTTTGAACCCAGTATCCGAGCCATTATGCGCCAGCACTCAGACGGCCTCACATTGATTGAGATAGCCCAACACGCAGGCGTACCATACCGTGCCGTCCACCGAACTGTAACAAGTATGCCTGACGTTTACATTGACCGGTGGCTCCAACCTAAAGGCGTCCATCGGTATCAATCGGTCTGGTGTATTGTTATACCGCCCGAAAACTGTCCGCACCCGCGAGAAGGAAACAAATGAACAAAGCACGAAAAGCCTTTGAGTCAATGATGGCTACAAAGAACATCATTCCCACTTGGGATGGTAAGCGGTACAACACAGCGAACCTACAAACAAAATGGCGCTATTTTTATATGGGCTGGAAAATGAAAGAAATGAATGAATAAGACAATGAACCTAAACGCACTCCGCATTGACGGTGGAACACAATCACGGCAAGAAATCAATCAGGAAGTGGTAGCAGACTACGCCGAACAGATCACAAGCGGCTCAGAATTTCCACCCGTTACAGCGTTTTACGATGGGGTGGACTACTACCTAGCCGATGGCTTTCACCGCTACTTTGCGCACAAAAAAGCAGGCAAGGCATCTATCAATGTAGACGTAATCACCGGCACCTTACGTGACGCTGTACTGCATAGCTGTGGGGTGAATGCTTTACATGGCCTACGCCGAACCAATGCAGACAAGCGCAAAGCAGTTCTCACGATGCTGGATGATCTTGAATGGCAAGATTGGTCGAACTCAGAGATAGCAAGACAGTGCCATGTGAGCGCACCATTCGTTTCAAACCTGCGGATTGGTGATACACCCGTGGTGAAAATGAACAGAGGCGGAAAGGAACTAAAGTACACCAAACCGCAGGAAAAGACGAACCAAAACGTTTACGATCAGGCTGAGGATGCGCTGGAACATTTGAGCCAAGAGAACGACCAGCTAAAAACCCGGCTGGCGCTGGCTGCGATGGAGGGGACGGAAGAAGAAAAGGAGATGGCGAAACAGACCATTGCCGAACTGCATGATGAAATCACGCTGCTCAGGATTGAATTGTCATCCGTAAAGACAAGCCGCGATGCTTTTCAAAGAGAAAACAATGAACTGAAAAAGCAGATAAAGGCGATGCAGCACCAATTAAAAAAGAGTGAGCAATGAATTTAGAACTAAGGGCGGCTCAAAATAAGGCAATTGAGTTACTTAGGGAGGGCTTTGCCAATGGGCATAGGTCGCAAATACTTGCTGCTCCCGTAGGTTTCGGAAAAACGGAGTGTGCAATTGCTTTGCTTGATGCAGCCAAGAAAAAAGGTACTAGATCAGCAATGATTCTTGACCGTATCGTTTTGTGCGATCAAACCTCGCAGCGACTAGATAAGTACGGGATAGATCACGGCGTATTACAGTCTGGTCATTGGCGCTACAGGCCAAGCGAATATATCCAAGTATGTTCTGCGCAAACCCTTGAGGCACGAGGTTCTGCGCCAGATACTAGGCTACTCATTATTGATGAATGTCATTGCTTACGCAAAGCAACAGCAGAGTTAATAAAGAACAACCCGCATATTAAAGTTGTGGGTTTAAGTGCAACCCCGCTAACCAAAGGCCTTGGGCAAATTTACTCCAATGTAGTAAACCCGATTACCACGAAAGAACTTGTTGAAACAAATCTGTTAACGCCTTTGCGGGTATTTATATCAAAAGAAATTGATATGACTGGAGCAAAGAAAATTGCTGGGGAGTGGTCAGATAGAGAAGCATCATCGAGAGGAATGAAAATTACAGGTGATGTGGTAACAGAATGGATAAAGAAGACGCACGAAATTTATGGCAAGCCAGCTAAAACCATCATATTTTGCGCTGGAGTTGACCACGGCACGGATTTGGCAAATAAGTTTAGAGAGCAAGGGTATAACTTCATATCCATATCCTACAAGGACGACGACCAATTTAAGAAGGATGCGATTGAAGATTTCTCAAAGCCAGATACTGAGATAAATGGATTGATAGCCACCGATATACTCACAAAAGGCTTTTCGGTTGATGATGTTCACATAGGAATATCGGCGCGACCATTCTCTAAATCTTTATCTTCACACATCCAGCAAATGGGACGGGTAATGAGAACCCATCCGAGCAAAGAGTTTGCCACATGGCTTGATTTTTCCGGCAATTACCTTCGATTCGAAGAAGACTGGAACAAGATTTACAGCGATGGTATTGACCAACTAGACGACGGCGCAGAGAAGACCAAAAAGGAAAAGACTGACAAAGAAAAAGAAGCAGCCAAGTGCCCTAAGTGTGGAGCCCTGTGGAAAGGCGGCGATATGTGCAGCCACTGCGGCTACGTGCGAGAACGAAAGAGCATGGTTAGCAGCGTACCAGGGGAGTTATCCGAACTAACTGGAGCCATGTCCAAAGACAATAAACAAGAATTTTGGTCAATGATGATGCACAAAAAACAGTTCTCTGGCTGGAACGAGGGGAGATGCGCTCAAAAATTCCGCG